AGCTGGACCAGGAGCTCGAGGCTATTTACCAGAAGGCGTCAGACATCGAACGCGCGAAGGGGGCGCTCGAGCGGCTGCGGCGGGAAGGCCTGACCACGCACGCCGCGCCGCTGGACATCGCGGCCCCGGCGCCGCGCAAGTACACGCGGCGGAAAACCAACATCAAGAAGCAGCGAGCCGCTACACGGACGGACGGACGGACGGAGCAAGGTCCGCGCCAGCGGAGCCTCCCTGACGATCTCCAGGTGATCGCCGATCGGGTCGTGGCGGCGCTCAGGATCCGCAACCCGCAACGCCCGGGCGACCTGGCCACCGCGGCGAAGCTGCCGACGGACCGCGGCACGCAGCGGCGCCTCCTGATCAAGCTGGGCGATCTGGGCCGCATCGTGCGTAGCGGCAACGGACGCGGCGCGATGGTCTCGCTGCCGGGCTCGCAGCCGGCGAAGGAGGGCCTTTGACCAGTCGGAAGATCAATCTTCCGGCATCCGGAAGACGAATGTTCCAGACGTGCGCAACACCCGGAACCTGGTCGCGCCGGCAGCCGAGGAGATCGTGAAAGCGCGAGACGCCGCGATCGTCGCCGCGCTGAAAGTGCGGCCGTGGAAGTACGAGGGCCTGCTCAGCGTGCTGCCGACCGAGCCCGGGCAAACGCCGGCGCAGCGCGAGACGGCGCTCACGAGCGCGCTGATTCGGTTGAAGACGAAGAAGCTCGTCGAGGTCTGTCCGGAAGGGTATCGGCTCGCATCATGAAGCCGGATCTGACGAAGACGCGGGTCTGCATCGTCGATCGCGAACACCCGCACTACGGTGAGTCGGGCGTGCTGACCGGGAAGATCATCAGCCTGTTCGGCACGCCGATGGCGGAGATGAAGATCAAAGACTGCAAGCACGGTACAGACGGCTGCTTTGTGAAGAAGGGACAGATCGCAACTGAACGTCGGAGTAAGCGCGCGTGAACTTCGGCGCTGTCCTCTACCAGGGCCCGTCGCTGCTGACCGGCGATCCGATCGTCGCGATCGCGACGGGCCTCGGCGACGTGGCCAGCGCGAACGAGAAGACCGGCCCAATGGTGCAGATCTGGATCCTGCGGTCGGACGTCGCCCCGATGGAGGCGAAGCGCCAGAACGTCGACGACGCGGTGTGCGGCGACTGCAAACTGCGCGGCCGCGATGGGAAAGACTCCGGCTGTTACGTGCCCGCTTGGGTCGCACCCGACCGCGTCTATAAATCATTTATTGCCGGGAATTACCCGGTTGTGTCCTGGACAGAATCGCAAGCGCTCGTCGAGGGGCGCTCGGTCCGCCTCGGCGCCTACGGCGATCCGGCCGCCGTGCCGTTTGAAGTCTGGCGCACGCTGCTGACGACCGCCGTGGGCTGGGTCGGCTACTCCCATAGCTGGAAGATCTGCGATCCGCGACTGAAGACGATCGTCATGGCCAGCGTCGACAGCGAGGCCGAATTCTTCGACGCCGGCCTGCGCGGCTGGCGGACGTTCCGGATCCGCATGCCGGGCGCGCCGCTCATCGCGGGCGCCGAGTTCGTGTGCCCGGCCTCGGATGAGAGCGGGCATCGCACCACCTGTCAGCAGTGCCAGCTCTGTCGGGGCACGAGCTCGCCGGCGCGCTCCGTCGTCATCCAGGTGCACGGCAAACCCTCGAGCCTGAAGGCCTTCGGCATTCGGGCGCCGATGTTCGGCCGGGCCTCCTGATGGCGCGCCTCTTTCTCTGTTCAGCGTGCGGGTGCATGGTCGCGGCGGACAACGGCCAGCTGCGCGAGCCCTGCCCGGCGTGCGGCCATCGCTATTTCAAGCGGCCGACCTGGGCGCCCTGGAAGCTGACGACGACCGATTGTCGATTCCTGCGCAGTGTGCGGATTGCGGCCGTGGACGAGTGGCTCGAGCTGTTTCGGCACGACGGGGGCCACCCATGACGACGCCCGATCGCGGGTGCGGCTCGCTCGGGTCGCTGCCGATTCGCCGCTTTGATGAACATCCCTCCTGGGTGTGGAACGGGAATCTCGAGCAGCCGACGATCACGCCGAGTATCAGGCGACTCGATGGCTGCAAGTTTCATGGGTTCCTGACGGATGGCGTCTGGTCGTTCTGTGGAGACAGCGGCGCGTGAATCGCGGCCGAACATGCCGAACGCCCCGCCGCGCGCCTGCCCTCGATGCGGCGCCCTCGTCGCCGGCGGCGGCCGGTGCCCACGGTGCGCGCGCCAGGCCGACCACGCGCGAGGCACGGCCCAGCAGCGCGGGTACGACGCGGCGTGGGCGCGCTACTCCAAAGCCTGGCTCGCGCGCTTTCCGTGGTGCGGTATGAGACAGAACGGGCAGCTCTTCGCGGAGCATAGTCAGTGCGTGCAGTTAGGGCTGAGGACCCAAGCGACCGTGACTGACCACATCAAGGCCATGAAGGATGGCGGCGCGAAGTTCGACCCGGCGAACCATCAGTCCTTGTGCGGCAACTGCAATCGACGAAAGAACATCCGATTCGAGGGCGGATTCGGTCGATGAACACGACTTACGCGATCAGAGATGCTTGTAAGTCGTTGAAGCATAACAACCACATGGCGAAACCCATTGGCATCAGATATGTCTCGGCAGGGGGGGCGAAATTCTCTAAAAGTGGACGCTCTTTAAAACCACTCCGGCTGGAAACTCGGACCTGGACGAAATTGGCGTTCTATTACTGAACATAAATGTGTGCTGTTACGGAACATACGCACTTGGATCGCTTTCGCACCATCGCGGCTCAGAATTGTTAGCGTCCGTTCTCTCGCTGTAACTGTGAAAACACGCAGGAACTATTGAAAGGCCGTAAGCCGAAACCGGCCAGCATTCGGGCGTTGCACGCGTCGCGTACGCGGCCGCATCACCGCGACCGGCTGCCCGACGACGACGAGCCAGACCGAGATGAGCACGTCGCCGAACCCGTGGCGGCGCCGGTCGGGCTGACGAAAGCGGAGCGGGTCTACTGGAGTTGGTTTGCGCCGCTCCTGATCGGCGCGAAGGTGATGACCCCCGCCGATGTCGAGACGTTGGCCGATTACTGTCGGGCCTGCGTGGCGATCGACGAGTTCGGGAGGCGGCGGCGGACGGCCTTACGGAAGCGGGATCTCGACCAATCGCTCGTCCGTCTGCTCGATGCCTCCTTGCGCGGCTGGATCGAGCGGAAGACGAAGCTGGCCGGCGAGCTCGGGTTGACGGCGATCGCTCGCACGCGGGTCGCCTGGAGCGGGCATGCGCCACTCCTCGATCCGGTGAAGAAACCGACCTCGAACCTTGCGAAATTGCAGGCTGAAGCGGCCGAACTACGGCGACCCGTGGGGGTGAAGTGAAGGCGCTGCGCTTCACCCATCGGGTCGATCGCTACGCCCGCGACGTCGACGACGGGCGCGTCATCGCCGGGCCGCTAGTGCGCTTGGCGTGCGACCGCCACCTCCGCGATCGCCACGCCGCCGCACGAAAATCGGGCCATCCGCTCGGGGTGTTCTTTCACGAGGCGGCCGCCGACAACATCATCGGCTTCTTCGAAGGCGTGCTCCGCCTCCCGGACACGCTCGACGAGCACACCGGGGACCCGGTGCCGTTCCTCCTGACGCCGGCCAACGCCTTCATCGTCGGCAGTTTGTTCGGGTGGAAGATGGCGACCTGGTATCGCCGCTTCATCTACGGCTACGTCGAGGAGGGGAAGGGCAACGCGAAGACGCCGCTCGGCGCCGGCATTGGGCTGTACGGCTTGACGATGGATGGCGAGCAGGCGGCGGAGATCTACTCGGTCGCGACCGGCATCGAGCAGGCGCGCATCTGCTGGCGCGACGCGGACCGGATGGTCGAGGCCTCGCCCGACCTCCAGACCCTGGTCTATCGCGGCGCGGACAACCTCGCATACGCGGCCACCTACTCGTGGTTTCGACCGCTCTCGAAAGAGAAGCGCGGCAAGTCCGGCCCGCGGCCGCACATCGTCATCTTCGACGAAGAGCACGAATACGCCGACGCCGTCGTCGTCAACAAGATGCGCAGCGGCGCCAAGCGCCGGAAGCAGCCGCTGTTCTTGGGGATCACCAACAGCGGGTTCGATCGTACGTCGATCTGCTGGCAGCATCACGAGCAGAGCCGCAAGATGCTCGAAGGCCTCGTCGACGCGCCGCGGCTCTTTGCGTTCGTGTGTGGCCTCGATGAGGGCGACGACCCGTTGACGGACAAGGCCTGCCATGCGAAGGCCAACCCGAACCTCGGCCTCATCATCCAGCAGGACTATCTCGATCGCCAGGTGGAGAGCGCGAACAACATCCCGAGCGAGCTGAACACCGTGCTGCGGTTGAATTTTTGCGTCTGGACGAACGTGCACACGCCGGCCTGGAACATGGCGAAGTGGAAGGAGTGCGGCACGCGGCGCGCGTTCACCGAGGACGATCTGATCGGGCATCCATGTTACGGCGGGCTCGACCTTGGGCAGACCGACGACTTCGCGGCGTGGGCCCGCCTGTGGGACCTCGGGGACGTCTGCGCCCTCAAGATGCGCTTCTGGCTCCCGGACGCGGCCCTGCTGAAATATCCGGAGCGGCCGTACGCCGATTGGCAGCGCGCGGGCCTCCTCGAGGTCACCCCTGGCAACACGACGGACGTGGATCTCATCGAAGAAGCCGTGCTCGCGGACGCCCGCCGCGACGGCGTGATCGAGATCGCCTTCGACAAGCGCTTCGCCAACCAGCTCGCGCTCCATCTGCAGGGCGCCGACATCACGATGGTCGACACTCCGCAAGGCTACGCGCTGAACGAATCGATTCGGTCCGTCTCGAAGCTCATCGTCGACGTCGCCCTCGCGTACGACCCGCGCGATCTGATCATCACGTGGATGATGGATAACACCGTGCTGCGCCAGGGCCGCAATAAGGAAGTCCGCCTCGACAAGGAGGCCTCGAGCGAAAAGATCGACGGGCCGAGCGCGCTGGTCATGGCGAACGCGCGCCGGATCGCGCAACCGCCGGATCTGCCCGCCGAAGATCCCGTTTTGGTGATGGCATGAAACGGACACCCCCCGGCCGGCCGCGCGTCGATAAGAACGACGACAGCGTGCACGTCGGCGTCACGCTGCCGGCGAAACAGTACGACCAGTACTCGACGCGCGCGATCCGGGAAGATGTGAGCGTGCCCGAGATCATCCGGCGCGAATTGCAACAGAAAAAATCTAAAAACCGGTAGGTCCGCGCGCCGGGCCGCACACTCCCAAGCGTGGCCTGATGCCCTCCTGGCTGTTCTGGTGGCGGCCGCCGTGTGTGTTGCGGGCGGTGATCGTGAATCTCAAAGACGATCCGACGACGGCGATCAAGGGCGTGCTCTGGTCATCGCGCGGAGCCTGGCTCACGGTCCGCGAGCCGTTCCTGTTGAAAGCCGGGATGCAGCCCGCGCGCATGGACGGCGACGTCATCATCCATCGCAGCAACGTCGCGTTTCTCCAGGTCGTGCCCTGATGCCGATCGTCCAGAGCTATGGCGCGCTGCAGGCGATGACCGGGCGGCCGCCGATGTGGGGCAGCGATTCGGGCAGCGTGTCGCTGTATGGGCTGAACCAGGTTTACGCCGAGATCTACAAGACCCAACCGAACGTCCGCATCTGCGTCGACTTCCTCTCGCGGAACATCGCGCAGCTCGCGGCCCATGTGTTCCGCCGCGTCTCCGACACCGACCGTCAGCGCCTGGTCGATCACGATCTGGCGCGCTGGCTGGGGAAGCCGAACCCGACGACACGCCGCTATCGGCTGATGGAAAACCTAATCGGCGATCTCGGCATCTACTTCGAAGCGTACTGGCTGAAGGTCCGCCCGCCGGCGGTCGATGGGCGCGCGCAGCTGGGCCTCGTCCGCTTGCCCCCGGAACAAATGCGCGTCAACGGCGGGCTGCTGCCCTCGTCGTTCACGTGGACCGTCGACGGGCGCGAGAAAGACTTCGCGCTCTCGGAGATCTGCTACTTCAACGGCTACAACCCCTGCAATCCGCTGCGCGGTCTGTCGCCGCTCGAGACGTTGCGCCGCATCCTCGCCGAAGAAGCCGCCGCCGGCGAGCACCGCGAAGGCTTCTGGCGCAACGCCGCGCGCATCGATGGCGTCGTCACGCGGCCGAAGGAAGTCAAGCGGTACAGCCCCGAGCAAACCCAGTCGTGGCGCGAGCAATGGCAAGCGATCCACGCCGGCGGCCTCGGCGCCGGACGGACCGCGCTGCTCCAGGACGGTGAGACGTTCACGCCGACGGCGTTCAGCGCGCGCGATTCCGAGTACACCCTCGGCGGCAAGTTGCGCCGCGAAGTCTGCGCGGCCGCGTACCACATCCCGCAGCCGATGGTCGGCATCCTCGAGCACGCGACGTTCTCGAACATCAAAGAGCAGCACAAACATCTCTACCAGGACACGCTCGGCCCGTGGCTCGAAATGATTCAACAGGAGATCGAAGGGCAGCTCCTGATCGAATGCGCAGACCAAACCGACGTCTACGTCGAGTTCAACATCGCGGACAAACTCAAAGGCAGTTTCGAGGAGCAGGCGACCGCGCTGCAGGTCCTCGTCGGCCGCCCGGTGATGACCGCGAACGAAGGCCGCGCGCGGCTGAATCTGCCGTCCATCAAAGACGATCCGAGCGCCGATGAACTGGCCGCGCAGCAGGGCGGGCCCGCCGCGTCGGCCGAGGAACCCGAGCCCGACGAGCCGCAACCGGTCCGCCGCGATCGCGCCGTCGCGCAGGTCATCGAGGCGACCCGCGCGCGCCAGGAGGCGCGGCTCGCGAAGGTCAATCCCGCGATGCGCCCGGCCGCCTTCGATCTCGATCGCTGGAATCGCGAGCTCGCCGCCGATCTCACGCACCTGGTGGGCGCGACGGCGGCCGAGCAGCTCGCGGCGGAAGCCAACGCCGCGTTTCTCAAGGACCTGGAAGCCGCCGCGGTCGACGCCCGCCTCGCGGCGCTCGAGCAACCGAAACCACAAACCGCCGTGCGCCGCACGTTCGAACGCGATCCCGCGAATGGGCTCGTGCAGTCGTTCACGGACACGACGATCCCGACGGAGGGTTAGCACAGTGGCATTGAATCCCACATTGAGCAACGCCGGCGCGAACGCCGCGGCCGATGCCGTGTGCGCGCTCGCGAACACCGGCTATCTCCGCATCTACGACGGTACGCAACCGGCCAACGCCGACGTCGCCGTCGGCGCCCAGGTGCTGCTCGCGGAGCTGCGCTTCGGCGCCACCGCGTTCGGCGCCGCGGCCAACGGCGTCGCGACCGCGAACGCCATCACGGCCGACGCCAGCGCGAACGCCACGGGCACCGCGACCTGGTTTCGGGTGCTGAAGTCCGACGGCGTGACCGTGCTATGGGACGGGTCGGTCGGCACGGCGACCGCGAACCTGATCTTGAACTCCGTCGCCATCACGGTGGGCGCCGCCGTGAGCGTCAGCGCGTTGACCTACACGCAATCGAAGACGTAGTAAAGGGAGGCGCCCGAACATGCCGAACACGAACCCGCAGGCGATCCGCGTCGCGAACGAAAAGATTCGGCCGGCCGCCGATCGCTTCGGTCAGCTCTACAACCTCCTGAAAGCGTTGCAGGCCGAGGCCACGGCGGAAGCCTGGCTCACGCTGTTTCCGCTGGACAGCCAAACCATCAGTGACGGATCGGACGTCGACGGCCGCGCCGTGATCACCAACACGGAGATTCGGAACTTCATCACGCTCGCGGGGGCCTACGTCACGTTCATGGAACAGAGCGCGAACGCGAACCGAGACCTGGCCCTGAAGATCGCGGTTAACCCAGAACGCCTCTAAGCGATGGCTCTGGCGGCTACGGTCAATTGGGAGATCCAGACGGGCGGGAGCGACACGCTCAACGGCGGCGCGTTCGATCCGGGTCAGACGGCGGGCATGTTCACCGACGGCGCCGCGACATCCGGGACGGGGACTGCGCCCGTGTTCACCTCGGCCAGTTACAACTTCGTGGCCGGCGATGTGGGCGCATGGGTCTACATTGCGTCGGGGACGAACTGGATTCCCGGCTGGTACAAGATCGCCTCGGTGGCCGCGAATGCCGCCACGCTGAATGCCACGATCGGGGCGGCAGTGCGGCTCGTACCGACCGGATCGCCGGTGCCCACGCCCTCAACGGTCCAGGGCGTCGCGTCCGTCGCCAGTCCGACGACGGCGACGTGGTCGATTGACTACTCGCAACAAGCCGCGCGGCAGTTCGCGTACACCGACCTCGCCTCGGCGGGTGCGGGCCTGACGGTCAGTTCCGCCGCGAAGCCGTTTGCGAAACAGCAGGTCGGCAATGCGCTCGTGATTGTGAGCGGGACGAACTTCACGGCGGGCCGCTACGTGATCGCCTCGGTGGCGGCGGGTGTGGCCACGGTGCTCGGCGCGGCGAACATCACGACGGGCGCGGGGTCAGGCGGCACGGGTGGACAAGGCGGTGCGCTCGCGAGCCCAGGCCAGGCCGGCGCGCATCTCGTCGCCTCCAATCAAATGTTTATCAAGACCGGCACGTACACGGTGACCAGCGCGTCGTTCAACGTCGCGGCCGGCTGTGTGCAGACGACCGTCGGCACGTTGCTCTTCGAAGGGTATGACACCGTGCGCGGCGATATTTCGCTCGCGCCGACGTTCGGCACGCGGCCGACGATCGTCGCGAGTGGGATCGCGACGTTCACGCTCTTCAACCGCAGCGCCGGCTCGTTTAGCCAAGGGCGCAACTTGATTCTGGATGGCGCGTCGCTGACGTCCTCGAAGGGCTGGAACGGATCGGCGGGCGGCCTCTTCAATATCAAGTTCCAGAACTTCACGGCGGGCGGTTCTCTTGGGTCGGACGTCGTGTGGCGCTGCTGGGCCACGGGCTGTTCCACCGTCGCGCCGTTCACGGCGACCGGCATTCACCTCTATTGCGTCGCGCAGGGCAATACCGTCTCGGGCTTCAACTCCGCCGGCCATCACGTCTTCTGTCTCTCGTACAGCAACAGCGGCGGATCGTCGCAGGGCTTCGCCGCGGGGTTCCACTACAACTGCGTGGCCTACGGGAACGGCAGCATCGGCCTGACGACGTCGGCCGCGTTCAACTGTCTAGCGGAGGCCAATACCAGCTTCGGGTTCTCGACCACGGGCCTGCTGCATCACTGCGGGGCTTACAACAACACGGGCGGGCTCGTGATGTTTGGCGCCAGTGTCTTGGCCTACGCCGCGATCAACTTCGTGACGGGGACGGCCTCGTTTTTCGTGGACCCGGCGAACGGGAATTTTGCCTTGAACACGACCGCCGGTGGTGGGGCGGCGGCTCGGGCCGCTGGGTATCCCGGCGTGCTCCCTGGCGGGCTGTCGACGGGGTACGCGGACATCGGCGCCGTGCAGCACCTCGAGGAACGCCGGGCCAGGCCCTCGTTTCAGATTGGATTGTGAACGATGGCCGCGCCCTATAATCCGCCCCAAAAAAACGAGGACTTCAAGATCCGCATTGCGCTCGAGAGCATGTCGGTCCCGGGCTCGTTTCAGGTGAACCCCACGATTGCCGCGGGTGATTTCACAGTCGACATCGACGGCGCTGGCTTCAACAACTTCGCGACGCTGCCCAGCGTGAGCCCGACCGGCTCGGAGATGGTCCTGCTCGAATTGTCCGCCGCCGAGTTCAATGGCGACGTCATCACGCTCAGGGCTAAGGATCAGACGAATCCGAAAGAGTGGGCGGACTGGATCGTGTCCATTCCCACGACGTAGCGATGCGGATCTTTTTCGGCAGTAGCACGACGAGCACACCGATCGACGGGACCGCGGCGGTCGCGTTTGCCGCGCCCGCGCTCGCGGCGACCAGCAGCGAGACGTTCGCCGGCGTCGGCGCCGTCACGATGGCGGGTCCCGCGCTGACTGGGAGCGGCGCGGAAACCATCGTCGGCGTCGGCGCCGTGGCGTTTACCGGTCCGCAGATCGCCGGCGCTGAAGACAGCTCCGTCACCGGCGTCGGGTCGATCGTCATCGGCGCCCCGGTGCTGGCGGCCGCGGGTAACACGCCGATCACGGCGGCCGGTGGGCACGGGCGGCCGCGCTGGCCGGAGCCCCTGGTCGAAACGCGGCGCTGGGTGCAGCCCATCACCGGCGTGGCCTCGGTCGCGGTCGCGGGGCCGGCGATCCGCGGCGCCGGCGAGGTCGGGATCGCCGGGCGCGGCGCGGTGGCGTTCCAGGCGCCGATCGTGCGCAGCCTGGGCGTCGTCGAGATGCAGGGCACCGGCCAGGTGTCGACGCCGGCAGCCGCGATCGCTGCCGCCGGACACGTCGACAACTTCGTGCGCGCGCGGGCCGAAGAGCCGCTGTGGACCGGACTCGCGGGACCGCTCTCGAGAGCGGCGTAAGGGAAAGCCAAATGACTAAGCACTACGACAACATCCTCAGCTTTTGTTTCGAGCACCCGTGGGCGATCACACGGCCGATGCTGACGATCGTCGCGGGCATTCTCGCGCGGCGCCTGGTCGGTGAAGAGCCGGACCCCGCGGAGATCGCGGCCGCGCTCGTGAGCCGGAAGAACGCGGCGCCAGTGGCGCAGGGCCGCGGCGTGGCGGTGATTCCGATCTACGGCGTCATCGCGCCGCGCATGAACATGCTGAGCGACATGTCCGGCGGGACCACCTTCGAAGCGCTGAGCGCGCAGCTGCAGGCGGCCGTCAAACATCCTGACGTCGGGACCATCGTCTTCGACGTGGACTCACCGGGCGGCAACGTCGCCGGCGCCGCGGAATTCGCGGCCGACGTCCTGAAGGCGCGCACGCAGAAACCGATCATCGCGCAGGTCCATTACCTCATGGCGTCCGCGGCGTACTGGCCGATGGCCGGCGCCACGCAGATCGTCGCGTCGCCGTCGGCGATGGTCGGGTCGATCGGCGTCTACCACATTCACGACGACATCTCGGAGGCGCTGGCGAAACACGGCGTCAAGCGCACCGTCATCAGCGCCGGCAAGTTCAAGGCGGAAGGCGCCGACGGCGGCCCGCTCACCGACGAGGCCCGCGAGCACGTCAAGCACCTGGTCGGCGGCGCGTACGACCGCTTCGTGAAAGATGTCGCGGCGGGTCGAGGCGTAGCAGTGGGCGCGGTCCGCAACGGCTACGGGGAAGGGCGCGTCGTCACGGCCGACGACGCGCTCGCCCTCGGCATGATCGATCGCATCGGCACCCTCGACGACACTCTCGCGCGGGCGATGTCGACGTCGGCCACGCCCCAGGAGTCGCACCGCGCGACCACGGGCCAGGAGCTGCCGTCGGATGCCATTTGGCAGAACTCCGTCGCCGCCGCGTTGCTCGAACTCGACATCTGATTTCGGAGAACCGCCCATGAATATCGCTCAACTCGAAACCGACCTCCGCGCCAAGCAGGCGGAAGCGAAGACGCTGCTCGAGACAACCATGCGCGCCGCGCAGGACCACGTCGTCACACCGGCGACTGCGACCAAACCGGAAGTCAAAGGTCGCCTGATGACCGACGACGAGAAGGCCAAGATCCAGGCGCTGCTCACCGAGGCCAAAGGGATCAAGGCGCGCATCGACGGCGCGCGCGACGACGCCGCGATGACCGCCGAGATCGAGCGCCTCACGGCGGGCATGGGCTCGGGCACGCCCTCCGGCCAGGCGACGAAGATCGATCGCCGCTCCCTCGGCGAACAGTACATCAGCGATCCGGCATACCGCGAGTGGATCAAGGGCGGGCATCATCGGCGGCAGGGCGCGCAGTCGCCCGGCGTCGAACTGTTCGCGACGACCCTGAGCGAAGGCGCCGGTTCGGGCGGGCCGCTCATCCTGCCGGACTATCAGCCCGGCATCGTCCCGCTGCTCTTCAAGCGCCTGGTCGTGGCCGACCTGATCGCGCCCGGCACCACCGACAGCAATCTCATCTCCTACATGAAGGAGACGACCTTCACGAACGCGGCGGCGCCCGTCGCGGAGGCCGGCGCGAAACCCGAGTCGACGCTCATCTTCGCCGCGGCCACCAGCCCGGTGCAGAAGATCGCCCACTGGATTCCGGTCACCGAGGAAATGCTCGAGGACTTCGCGCAGACGCGATCGATCATCGACGCGCGGCTGCGGCTCGGGCTGGATCTCGTCGAGGAAGACCAGCTGCTGAACGGCTCGGGCGTGGCGCCGCAGCTGCTCGGCCTGATGAACCTGGTCGGACTCACCGCGGCCTGGCCGCGCGGGGCCGACACGAACGCCGACGCCCTGTTCAAGCAGATGACCGTCATCGCGACGACCGTCTTCGTGATGCCCGACGGGTTCGTGATGAACCCGATCAACTGGCAGACGATCCAGCTCGCGAAGAACGCGAACGGCAATTACCTCGGGACCGGCCCATGGGCGCCTGCGCAGTCGCCGACGCTCTGGGGCATTCCCGGCGCCATCACGCCGTCGATCGTCGCCAACACCGGGCTCGTCGGCGGCTTCAAATCCTCGGCGCAGGTCTTCCGCCGTGGGGGGGTCAGGGTCGAGTCGACCAACAGCCACGCGTCGTTCTTCATCAACAACTTAGTGGCGATTCGTGCAGAGGAAAGATTGGCGTTGGCATCGTACCGCGACGCCGCTTTTGGCAAGGTCACGGGACTCGCGTAAGGCCTTGATGACCACCACGCCGTACACCGTAGTGAGAGGACGACCGAGGGTCGCGAAGATCCGTGTGTCGTGCTTTCACTGCGGCGCGGCGCTCGAACGCTATCCGAATCATCGAAACAAGACCGGTCGGTTTTTCTGCAACGACAAGTGCCTACGGGCGGTCGGCTGCAAACCACGACGTGGCCTCACGCTACCGTGCGCGCAGTGCGGCGCGCCTGTCTATCGGGCCCCTGGGTACGAGCGGCGCTTCGGTCCGCTCAAGGAGAGTTAGATGCCTACGCAATCTCGCTATCGCGCCGACACCAACGAAATGGTGCGCGTCGATTCGAACACGCCGTCCGCTCTGCAACTCCGCACGCGCGTCACGGTCGCGCAGATCAACGCCGGGCTGACGTTGCTGCCGGCCGTGCCCGGCTTCGCGTATCGCCTGATCGACGTCTCGCTGATCGCCATCGGCGGCGCGGTCACGGGCGCGACCGACGTCCGCATTCTCGGCACCCGCGCGGCGGGATCAGTGGCGCTCCTCGTCGCCGCGGTCGCGGCCTTGACACAGAGCGCCCTGCTGCGTGCGGGCGCGGCGAACGCGGTCATCCTCGCCGACGGCGCGTCGTTCACGCCGCTCGATGCGAACACAGCCGTCACGATCGGGAAGACCGGCGGCTCGGCGGCGACCGCCACCCACGTCGACGTCGCGCTCACGTACGCGCTCGAGTAGTCCGATGGGGATTCCGCGCCACGATCCCGGGGACTGTCCGATCTGCGGGGCGCCGCACTGTTCGTGTGGCGGCGGCCCGATCACGGTCGAGCAGCTCCCGGCGACCGCGGGCGCCAGGCGCGTCGTCAGTGTGCCGTTGCCGCCGCTGCGATCGACCGCCGTGCAGGAGACGTTGCCGCCCGGCCAGTTCACGTCGGGCACGTATCGACGGAAGAAACCGGATCGCAAATGAGTTTCATCATGCCGCCGTTCTGGGCGCAGTCGTACCGGGGCCTCGCCGCCATGAGCCCGCACGCCGTGGCGACGCTCGTCACGCCGGCGATCGCGCTGGGCGCGTCAACGGTGGCAAACCCGACGGTCCTCACCGCGCTGGTGCCGCACGGCCTGGTGACGGGCGACACGGTCACGATCGCGGGTCATGTCGGCTCGACGCCCGCCGTCGACGGCAGCCGCGTCGTGACCGTGATCGACACGCTGCATTTTTCGGTGCCGGTCACCGTGACGATCGCCGGCGCCGGCGGCACGGTCACGCGCACGATCCCGATCGAGCCGATGACGCTCACGCAGGGGAAGCTCCGCGCCGGCCTCGATTGGGTCGACGGCGATCCGCGCGACTGGCTGATGCTCCAGTTCATCGCGGCCGCGCGCATGAAGGTCGAACAAGACACGGGCCTGTCGCTGCTCCTGAAAACGTACGACGTGAGCTTCGATTGGATTCCCGTCGACGGCGGCCCGTTTACCCTGCCGTGGCGACCCGCGCGCGTGACGGCGATCACGTATCTCGATAGCGCGGGGGCGGCCCATGCCCTCACCGGGGCCGACTACTGGCAGGACCCCTCGAGCGAAGCGCCGGTCGCCGCGCGCGCCGCGCTCAACCCGACGAGCGCCTGGCCGACCGACCTGCGCCCGTTTCAACCGTGGGTCGTGCGGCTGATCGCGGGCTGGCCCGACGTCGCCTCGATTCCCCCGCCGTTGCTGCACGCCGTCGGCTTGCTCACCGCGCACTATGCGACGGTCGGCCGCGACATCGCGACCATCGGGCACGAAGTCGCCGCGAACCCGTACGGGTACGACGACGCGATCGCGCCTTATCAGTTGGTGAGCCTCGCATGATCGGGATGACCACGTCGGTCGGCGCCCGCCCGCACCGCGTGACGTTCCAGAACCCGGGCCCGGCCGTGCCGAACGACGACGGCGGCTTCTCGCAGTCCTGGATCGACCTGGCGCCGCCGGCGCTGTCGGTGTCGATCGAGCCAGCGACCGCGGCGGACCTCGAGCGCCTGGCCGCGGGTACCGTCGTGTCGCAGGCGACGCACATCGTGCGCGGGCCGTATCACCCGCAGGTCACCACGAAGACGCGGATTCTGTTCAACGGCCGCGTGTTCTCCGTCAAGGGCGCCAGCGATCCCGAGGAACGCCACGTCGAAGGCGTGTGGCTCTGCACCGAGGTGGTCGCGTGAGCGCCCGCGTCCGCTGGGACGGGCTCGACGAACTCAAGGCGTGGATGCGCAACCTCCCCGCCTCGGCCACGGGCGAGGCCACGCGTATTGTGGAAGGCGCCGCGAACGCGGCCGCGGCCGACGCGCGCGCGGGGTACGTCGAGCATCGGTTCTCGGGCGATCTGGAAAGTCACGTGGTCGTCACGCACTTCGAGCGCGGCAAGTTCACGACGGGCGCGATCGTCAAGAACACCGCCCATCATGCCTGGCTCTTCGAGAACGGGACGATGGCGCGGCACTACGTGACCGAGAAGGGCAAGACCCATCTCACCGGCGCCGCGCGGGCGATGAACGTGTTTCGGCCGGCGATGATTCGCCGACGCAAGATCATGTACGAGCAACTGAAGACGATGCTGCTGCGGATCGGATTTACCCAGGTGACGGGCGATGCCTGACGACGTCGACAACGCGCTGGTCGCGAAACTCGGCGCCGATCAGCCGCTGCTCGCGTTGCTGCCGAACGGGGCCTACTTCTCGAAAGCCCCGGCGGGGGCGACGCGCTACGCGCTGGTCAAGTTGATCATCGCCATCGACGAATCGAAGTTCGGCGGACGGGCCTTCGAAGATGCGCGCTACCTGGTCGAAGCGTGCGGGCTCGATACGCCGGCGAATCCGCTGCCCGCGGGCCTCATCAAAGCCGCGGCCGCGCGGATCGACGCGCTGCTCGATCCCGACGGCGCCGGCGGCACGCTCAGCGTTCCCGGCCACAAGCTGATGCTGATCGCGCGGGAAGAGCGGGTCCGCACGCCCGAGGACGACGACATCGATCCGTCGGTGGCCTGGGACCGACGCGGCGGGATCTATCGGGTGTGGACATCGCCGGGGTAATTCACAAAAGGGAGAAGACACAATGGCAGACCTCGCAATCACAGCGACCGGCGTGTTGCCCGGGGCGGGCAATTCGACGAACAGACTCGCGGGCGAAACGATTCTCGCGGGCGACGCGGTGTACGTCAAAGCCGCCGATAACCGCGTCTGGAAGGCGCAGGCCGATGGCACGG